TGCAACGGGGTTACACCCCCCCCGGCCCCCCCGGTAGGCTGGGGGCCCATGGCGGCACGGAAGAAGACAGCGAAGAAGAAGAAGCGAAAGGGGCCGGCGCGCAAGGCGCCCGCGGGGGGGCGGAGGATCTCCCCCGAGGCCCTCGCCTCGTTCCTCGGCGTCTCCCGCCAGGCGGTGCTCAAGGCGATTCGCACCGGCCGGCTCTCCTCGACGACCGCGGCGAAGAACGACCGGGGATGGTGGCGGATCGACGGCGACCGGGCGGTCGAGGAATGGAAGGCCGCAACCGACCCGTCACTACAGAGGAAACGCAAGGCCGGCGGAGCTCCCCGCCTCGAGGGTACGGGGAGCATGTTCGACCCGAACGACAAGGGGGGCGCCGGCGCTCGCGCGGAGCCTCACGACCCCGCCGCGGGGACGACGCACGCGCTCGCGTCCGCGCGGAAGACCGACGCGCAGGCCGCGCTCGCCGAGCTCGAGCTCCGGCGCCGCGTCGGCGAGCTCGTCGATGCGGACGGGACCCGGCGCGGTTTCTTCCACCTGGCGCGCCAGGTGCGCGACCGCCTTATGGTGATCCCCGACCGGGTATGTAACGAGCTCGCGGCCGAGGACAAGCCCCGCAAGGTGCACGCGCGCCTGATCGCCGAGCTAACGACGGTGCTCGCCGAGCTCGCCGGCCCCGCCCCCGCCGATGTATAGCGAGCCGATCGTCGGCGACGGCGAGGCCCTCGTCCTCGAGGCGTTCCGCGCCGGGCTCCGCCCCGATCCGATCGTCACCGTTTCGGAATGGGCCGACCAGAATCGAATGCTCACCTCGAGAGCCGGCGCGGCCGAGCCGGGGAGGTGGCGCACCGCGCGGACCCCGTACCTCCGCGAGCCGATGGACGCGCTATCGACGAGCTCGCCCGTGCTCTCGGTCACCGTGAAGAAGGGCGCACAGCTTGGGTTCACCGAGGCGGGGAACAATTGGGTCGGGTTCGTTATCGATCACGCGCCCGGGCCGATGATGTGTGTCGTACCCACCGACAAGTCGGGGAAACGCGCGGCGCGCCAACGCCTCGACCCGCTCCTCGAGGATACGCCGTCGCTACAGGGGAAAGTCGCGCGCAAGAAATCCCGCGACTCGTCGAACACCCTCGACCTAAAAGAATTCGCGGGGGGAATGCTCGCGATCTCCTCCGCCGGCGCGGCGGCCGACTTGCGGTCGATGCCGATCCGGTACCTCTTCCTCGACGAGATCGACGCCTATCCGGAAGACCTCGGGGAGGAGGGCGATCCGGTCGCGCTCGCCGAGCGCGGAACCCGCACGTTCCCCAACCGAAAGACGTTCAAAATCTCGACGCCGACGATCGGCGGGCGCTCGAGGATCGAACGCGAGCACGAGCTCGGCGATCAACGCGAGTACGAAGTCCCGTGTCCATTTTGCGGGGCGATGCAGACAATCGAGTGGAAACGCCTCGAGTGGGAAAGCGAGGAGGCGGAGAAACCGAGCGACGTATACCGCGCGCTCCTCTCCGGCGACCGCCTGGTCTCCCTCCGTTGCGTCTCGTGCGAGGAGCTCATTCCCGAGCACCATAAAACAGAGATGCTCGAGGCCGGCGAGTGGGTTCCCCGACAGCCCGGCGCCGGCGACCTGGTTCGCTCTTACGCGATCTCGAGTCTCTACTCGCCCCTCGGGTGGTTCTCGTGGAACGACGCCGCGTCACAATGGATCCGCGCGCAAGGCCGACCGAACCTCCTCCGCGTGTTCGTGAACCAGGTTCTCGGGGAGACGTGGAAAGAGAAGGGGGACGCGCCGAATTGGAAACTCCTCTATCAGCGTCGGGAGACGTACCGGATCGGCCAGGTGCCGAAGGGCGGGGTCCTACTGACCGCCGGCGTAGACGTGCAAGCCGACCGCCTCGAGCTCGAGCTCGTCGCCTGGGGCCGGGAGCTCGAATCCTGGTCAATCGACTTCCACGTAATCGCCGGCGCCCCGACCGAGGCGGAGACGTGGAAGGCCCTCGAGCGATACCTCGCCTCTCCCTTCCCGCACGCGACCGGCCTCGAGATGCGAATCCGCCGAACCGCGATAGATAGCGGGTACGAAACGCAAGCGGTGTACGCGTGGGTTCGAAAGCAATCCCGAAACCTCGTGATCGCGTGCAAGGGGCAAGATTCGTATTCCGCGCTCCTCGGCCAGCCCCGCGCGATGGACGTCAACCTGCGCGGCCGCAAGATCAAACGAGGGGTTCTCGTCTGGCCGACCGGCGTCTCCCTCGCGAAGGAGGAGCTCTACGGGTGGCTCCGTCAGGAGCACCCCCTACACCCCGACGAGGACGGGTATCCCCGCGGGTGGGTACACTTCCCCCAATACGGGGAAGAGTGGTTCCGCCAATTGTGCGCGGAGCAACTCGTCGCGCGGGTCGTGAAGGGCCGGCGGAAATACGAGTGGGAGCAGACGCGCGAACGGAACGAGGCGCTCGATTGTCGGATCCTCGCGCGAATGGCCGCGTCCACCCTCGGCGTCGATCGATGGGGCCCGGAACAATGGACCGAGGCCGAGAACACCCTCGGAGCTCCCCCGACTCCCCCGGCCGCGCGGTCGCGGAAGAAGAGGCGCGGTCGGAACGTGGACCTTTCCCGGTGGAACCACGATCGCTAGGCTCGACGGAGCCATGGCAGGAACACAGGAGCAGCTCGACGCCCTCGAGGCCGCGATTAACGAGGGCGCCCGGCAAGTGTCGTACGACGGGAAGACGATCACCTATCGGAGCCTGACCGAAATGGAAGGGATCCGCCGGAGGTTGCGGCGCGACCTCGGCCTCGACGCGGCGGGGCCGGTCCGGAAACACGTCGCGCACGGGAAGGGGCTCGGCGGAACGAGCGTCACCTCGAGCCGAACCTGGGACGGTGGTCTTCAGTGAACGCAATCGATCGAGCTCTCGCGTACTTCGCCCCCTCGTTCGCGATTCGCCGAGCTCGAGCTCGCGCGACCCTTACCGCGATGGATACCGCGCGGAGACGATACGAGGCGGGCGCGAGCGGCCGACGGACCCAGGGATGGGTCGCGCCCGGTGGCTCGCCCTCGAGCGACGTCGGGCCGGCTCTCGCAACGCTCCGCGCGCGCTCCCGCGACCTGGTTCGGAATAATCAATGGGCGGAGGGCGCGGTCCGGATCATTCCCTCGCGCACGATCGGGAACGGAATCAACGCGCAAGCAATCCCCCAAGGGGACACCGACGAGGAGCGGCGGAACGATCGCGTCGCGCTCGAGGCCGATCGACTCTGGAAAGAGTGGGCGGGAACGACCGAGTGCGACGCGGAAGGCCGGCGCACGTTCGGCGGATTGCAACGCCTCGGGGATCGCGAGACCGTCGAGGCCGGCGAGTTCCTGATTCGCCGGCGCGTACGCCGGAAGGCCGACGGGCTCGTGCCGGAAGGCCGACGGGCTCGTTGTTCCTCTGCAGCTCCAGCTCCTCGAGGCCGACCATATCGACACGGGGAAGGATGCGGCCCGACTCCCGAACGGCGGAAAGATCGTGAACGGGGTCGAGTTCGGCCCGCTCGGAAACCGCTCTGCGTTCTGGCTCTTTCCCGATCACCCGGGCGATCACCGTTCCCTTTCGTATCGTTCGCGCCGTGTTCCCGCGGCCGACGTGATCCATTGTTTCCGCGGCGACCGGATCGGCCAGGTGCGCGGGATCCCGTGGGGCGCGCCGTGCATGTTGAAGCTAAAAGACTTCGACGCGTACGACGACGCGCAGCTCCTCCGGCAGACAATCGCGTCGATGTACGCCGCGTTCGTCCACGACATCGAGGGCGGGCTCGGCGACGACCTGGGGACAACGCCGGCCGGCTCGACAACGCCGATCGATACGCTCGACGCGGGAACGATCGAATACCTCCCCCCGGGGAAATCGATCCGACGCGGGAACGATCGAATACCTCCCCCCGGGGAAATCGATCGAGTTCACAAAGCCCCCCGGCGTCGAGGGGTTCCGCGACTATTCGACGATCACCCTCTGGGCGATCGCGCGCGGGTACGGCGTGACATACGAGGCCCTGACCGGCGATTATTCGGGGGTCAATTTCTCGAGCGGCCGGATGGGGTGGCTCGGAATGTGGGAAGAGATCGAGCAATTCCGCCGGCTCGAGTTCATTCCTCAAGTTTGCTCCCGCGTCTGGTCGTGGTTCCTCGAATCCGCCGAGCTCGCGGGGCGCCTCGAGGGTCGGCGCTCGGCGACCTGGACACCTCCCCGTCGGCTCATGGTGGACCCGGGGAAGGAAACGAAAGCGATCAAGGACAGGATCCGCTCGGGACTGACGACCCTCCCCGAGGAAATTCGCGGTCAGGGATTCGACCCCGAGGAGGTGGTCCGCGAAACCGCCGCGTTCCAGGCGCGCCTCGACGAGGCGGGGATTATCCTCGACTCCGATCCGCGCCAGGACAAGGCGGGTACGGGGAGCCCCGGGGGATCCCGGGGACCGAGCACCGACGAGCTCGTCGATAGGCTCGAGGATCTCGGCCGCGATCCGCGCACGCGCGACGAGGTGATCGACGGAACGATCGAGCTCCTCGAGGCCCTCGTCCTCGAGCGCGAGGAACAAGGTCCCCCCTTGAACGGCCGCGATCGGCCGGCAGACTGACCCCGAGGTGATTCCATGCCGCAACCGCTCGAGATACTTCCCGCGCAAGTAGACGCGCTCCCGTTCGAAACGCGGGCGATCCTGCAACCCGCAACCTGGGACGAGGAAAATCTCCGCGTGCAGCTCGTCCTCTCGACCGGCTCGCGCGTGCTCCGGAAACCGTGGCTTCGCGACCCGTTCGTCGAGGAGCTCGGCCTCGGGCGCGGTCAGGTTCGCATGACGCGACTCGAGGAGGGGTCCGTTCCTCTTCTCGACTCTCATCGGACTTGGGGAGGTGTCTCCGGCGAGGGATCTTCCATCCTCGGCGCGATCGAATCCGCCGAGCTCGAGGCGGGGACGCGCATCGTCGCGTGGGCGAAATTCTCGCGTCGCGACGAGCTCGCCGGGCTCCGCCAGGACGTCGCCGACGGAATCGTCAGGAACGTGTCGATTGGGTATCGCGTGCACAAGTGGCAGGACGTGACCCCGAAAGGCGCCGAGCAAAGAACACTCCGCGCGGTGGATTGGGAGATATTCGAAGCCTCCCTTCTCCCGATCGGAGCCGACCCGGGCGCCGGCACAAGATCGGCGGATCATCAAACTCCGAACCCCCTCTTCATCGTCAACCGACACGAGGAAACCAGAATGGACGACGAGAACGAAAACGGGACAAGCCCCGAAACGTCGGCGGACGACTCCGCCCGCGGCGAGGGGGTTCCCACCCCGGCGACCCCGCCGGCCGAAACGCCCGCCCCCACCCCCTCCGAACGATCCCCCGAGGCGATCGCGAGCGAGGCGGTCGCGGCCGAACGCGAACGCTCCGCGGCTCTCCGCGAGCTCGTCGCGCGGCACGGCGCCCCCGAGGCCCTCGCGAACCGTCTCGAGCGTAGCGGTGCGACGATCGAACAGGCGCGCGAGGCGATCCTCGAGCACCTGGCCGCGCGTACCGATCTCGACCCGATCTCCGGGCTCGTGTCGGTGACCGAGGAGGAGCGCGACAAAGTGCGCGACGGAATCGAGAACGCGCTCGCGAACCGGTGCGGGCTCCGCGAGCCGACCGAGAACGGGGCGGTGCGACACGTCGCGCTCTCCGAAGACGGTCGCGAATTCCGAGGGTTCTCGCTCTTGCGCCTCGCCGAGGAATGCCTCCTCCGCGCGAACGAGTCGGTGCGCGGGCTCTCGAAAATGGAGCTCGCGCAACGCGCGATGCACGGGACGAGCGACTTCCCCGTGGTGCTCGCGAATATCGCGACGAAATTCCTCCGTCGCGCGTACGCCGCGCAACCGAGGACGTTCCTCTCGTTCACGCGTCGCCAGGATCTTCCCGACTTCAAGCCGGCCTCGGTCGTGCAGCTCGGCGGCGCTCCCTCGCTCGCGAAGATCGAAGCCGACGGGGAGATAACCCGCGGGACGGTCGGCGAGCAGGGGGAATCCTGGTACCTCTCGAGCTACGCCAAGATTTTCGGGATCACCCGCCAGGCGGTCGTCAACGACGATACCGGCGCGTTCTCGAGACTCCCGGCCTCGTTCGGCGGTGCGGCCGCGGCGACCGAGAACGACGTGGTTTGGGCCCTGATTACGGGCAACGTCACAATGAGCGATGCCGTCTCGATGTTCGACGCGGCGCACGCCAACCTCTCGACCGGCGCCCTCGCCGTCGCCGGATTGTCCGCGGCACGGACCGTGCTCCGGAAACAGACCGGGATCTCCGGGCGATTGCTCAACCTGCAAGCCTCGCACCTGATCGTTCCCGCCGCGCTCGAGACGACCGCGCAAACCCTGACCGCCGCGATCAATCCGACGACCGCCGGCGGGGTAAACCCGTTCGCGAGTGCGTTCTC